CAAAACCCAAATGAAAATACACCCCCGCATTTTTTGGGGGCTAGGGACTCCTACTTGTGTTTTACATACAAGTGCAATGAAACTGCTCCCGAATGAATCTATGAAACCAACATTATAGGAGAGACGAGAGCGATGCGCCCCGCTCTTAGGGGGGTTGGGGGGTTGCACCCGAACCTTCGAACCGTTGCAAACAGGCATAGTAACCCCCGTTGCAAGTCAGCGTCGGCCTGCTGTAGCACCCGCAGTTCTTACGAGACGCGACCGTCGTTAAGTCACGGGCAGGCTACGGCGATGCCTGTCAAGCCTGCACTTTTGCTTGGGGCAAAAGCTGCCTGGCTCTCGGTCATCGTCGTGCCTTGTGACTTCGACGGATCGCTGTGTTGCTACACACACATGATCCTCCGTGCGGACTGTGCTCAAGCCGCGTGGCATCCGCAAATGATGCGTCGTCAACCCCACTCGTTCCTCGGGGGTCGGCAATACGTGACTTAACATCAGGCAAGCTGACGTAAAGTCACTAGCGTCTCCGTCGCAATGCCTTGACGATTCCCTCGTTCCTCGGCGCGATCATTTGGGTGCGAGGGTCTTGTCACACCGCACGAGGATTATGTGGTGTGTTTATTAGCTAATATAGGAGATACACAATGGCTAAGTATTCATACGTTCCGACTGAAGATATCGCAATCAAGTGTGAGTTCACTGTCCACGACCTCAAGGTTCTGGATCGAGTGTTGACTGAGTACGTCGATTCAGACGGCTGGTCATACGAAGAATGTCTTCATCGGGACATCCGTAAGATCTTATCGGAAGCGTTCCAATCAATACACGCGAACACCGAGTACGACCAGACTCGCTTCGAGAAAGTGGTCGAGTACAAGATCAAGCTCAAGTCTCGGAAGGACGAGGTCAACTTGTCCAAAGAGCTAGATGACGAGATCCCATACTAATTCAATCGCGGGGGCTTCGGCTCCCGCACCAACTGGCAGAAGGAGATACAACATGCCTAATCAATTCGGAAAAACCCGTGACATCGAGAACCCATACGCCGTGTACCGTTCGCCCTACGGATGGGAGTGGCGCATACTCAAGACGTACAAGATGGCAAAGAGCGAAGCGAAAGATCCGTACGCTCGGTGGTTCGTCGCAGCTACGTCACCGCTCATGCACGACGGTCAGTTCGAATATGGTGACACGTACAAAACAGAGATCACACGGAACGCTGCTTTGATAAGTGGCGACCCCGAGTGGCTCGAAGAGTACGCACCCAAAGTATAACCAACGTGGGGGTTTCGGCCCCCACCCCAACTGTCAAAGGAGATACAACATGACAGAAGACTTCAACAACAAGTTAGCCGACGCACTGTGGACGCTACTCGAACCTCGCATCCAGAGTCTGATCGAGGGCAATACCGACATCGACATTGACGACAAGATCAGTGACTACATGTCCAACAGCTTTCGGCTCGATGACTACTCGTTCGAGCTAGACGGGATGATCGACCAGCAGCTTCAGTATCAAGCCGAGGACGGTGATCTGAAGGATTGGCTCGACACCAGCGACAGCGACTTCAACGAGCGAGTGTTCAAAGCTCTCGGTGAGATCGACATGAAGTTTGGCAACATGACCGTCACCTACAAAGACGCGACCATTGTCAAAGAATGATATCGACTGGAGCGGCTTCTGGTTCAGGGGCCGCTTTCACCGCCAAGGTATGACAGCGACGTGGCGTTGTACCAAGTGCTACCAAACAATCACACCAGACACATCAGATTGGAGTATCGAAGATGTCAAATGCAAATGCACAACAAACACTAGGCAACAAGCTCAAGTTCAAACTGGAAATGATGATGATGATGTTAGCAGCAGATCGTAACGAAGAAGCAGCTAAGATGTATGATCAACTCATCGCAGAGTTCGACAAGTTAGGAGTAACAGAAGAAGAAAAACCAATCGTCGACGTACACGAACCAGATCTCGGTGAGTGGTGGTCACGATGAGTAAGGAGAAACAAATGGATAAGAGACACGGTGGCCCCTTCGACAGAGGGGGTGCCGACTACTACTACGGTCGCCCATTCAAACCGCACTACTACGCTGGCGACACGTACAGCAGCGAACGTATCGAGATGTTCTATATGGATGACGCTGAGATCGAAGAGTACCGTGCGGGGTACGCTGAAGCAGAGAAGTTCGGAGATAGAAAGGAATGGTAACATGACAATAGGTGGCTTCACACTAATGGACAGTGGCTTCGGGCTGTCCGTCACAGAGTATGAAGCAGGGTGGTCGTTCTGGTTACAGGGCGACGACGCTGATCGGTTCCGCGAAGAGTGGGACAGTTGGAAAGAACATCGGGACAACAACTTCCGACAGTTCCTATCCGAATATGAATACGACACACTGTTCCAATAAGGGAAGGGGGCTTCGGCTCCCTTCTTCTACTGTAAATATAAAAGGTGTGCCGCGCGTGGCGCGGTCACTTGCGCGGCGTACCCGCGCTTTTTACGGAGTGCCTCCGGCACACAGTAAAGGTGCGGCCCGAGGCCGCAAGAGCGGCGCGGCCCACGGGCCGCAAGATCGAAGCGCAAGAGGGCCGCAAGATAACGCTTGCATTTTACTTGTATTCTAGTTATTGTTAACTTGTTCAACTAGAAAGGAAAGAACATGAAACACGCTATACTTTACAACGGGCCTAGCCTATTGGATGGCGAACCAATCGTAATGATTGCGACCTATTCGAACCGCAACACTAAAACGGGGCGCGTAGTTCAAACTTATATATTGCGCAGCGACATCAACCCGCTCGAAGCCAGCAAAACTGGCGCGGACTTTTCAATTTGTGGCAACTGCCCAATGCGCGGCGAAGTTACCACGGACCCAAACCGCAAGATTGCCAAGGGCCGCAAGTGTTACGTTAACCTTGGGCAGGGCGTCTTGATTGTTTTTAAATCATTCTTGCGCGGCGTATATAAAGAGGGCGACCCGCGCACCATGGGACGCGGTCGTTTTGTTCGAGTGGGGACGTATGGCGACCCCGCCGCCGTACCATCCGAGGTGTGGGACGAATTATTAGCCGAGTGTGACACTTGGACAGCTTACAGCCACCAGAAACCATGGCGTCCCGATATCGCGATGCAATCCGCAGACGATTATCACGAGGCCGTGATGCACTGGAAAGCGGGACGCCGCACTTTCCGAGTGATCGCAGATTTAGGACACCTTGACCACAATAACGAGGCACTATGCCCCGCGTCAAAAGAGGCGGGACGCCGCGTACAATGCACCGCTTGCAAACTTTGCAAAGGATCCAGTAAAGCTAAATCAATCGCAATCGTGCAACACTAACAAAATGCCAGGGGGAAAATGTATCTCGCCCCCTGGACACTCGCCGCTCGGGAAAATGTATCTCGCCCGAGCGGCTTTTTATGTCCCCATCGAGGCGCAAGAGATACAAGCCGCAAGAGACGCGCAAGATTTAAGGCGCAAGACGAGCCGCAAGATGCTCCCACAGAGCCGCAAGGCTCTCGAACCGCGCACCATCGGTCCCATTTACTCCTTTTTCAAGTAAATCTGGCCCTTTTTCTCCTGAAAACAAATAAAGATGCCCTGTAGAGAGGGACTTTACTAAGAAAAAACTTGACCCTCCCCGAGCGTAATAGGCCATATGCCACGCAATTTGATGAGGCGAAATTTTTACTGCGCTAGATTTCGCGCACTTTAGTTCCAACCAGAACGCAAGCCCATCCCAAACCACATGAACATCGGGGACACCGCCGCCGTGCTTGTTCTCAATCCTCGTTGCGAAGGCTTTCTTCGGCAGATTGTTCCGAATTGTATTCCAAAAGTTCGCCTCTGGTCCCTTGCTCATCTGGTGTCACATCCTTTGCTGTTCCATCTATGACAAAGGCTTGTGGATACTGCTCTTGCAGCTTGGCAAGTCGAGCCACTATTTCGTCTCTCGATAACTGATCGATGGTGTTGACGTTCTCTCTTCGATCAACAGTCAGACCACCCAATGCAGAGCGTATCTTCTCCGCGTTGATGGCTGCTGAAAAATGCCCTGCCTCCTCGGCCCCAAGAGATAGCTTGTGCAGTCTTTCCAACTGACCAATGGTTGACACACCATATCGGCGTTCGCGTTCCTCTCGCAGTTCCTGTATGTAATCCAGAACGTGTGGGTAATCTCGACCGTTTAACAGTCTGGACGCGTAGTCTTTTGCCTGATCAGGTTGATACCCTGCTTTCCGAGCGCACTCAGCGTTTGAGTACACGCCCTCGACAATGTGCCTAGCAAAGGTCATCTGTCGGTTAGTTAGCTGCCGCCCATACTCTTCTTCAACCTTCTGTTTGATCGATGTCATAGCTGCCTCTTGTTGTCTGCCAACAACTTATCCCTATATAGCGGTATTTTCCAGAGATTTCAGAAAAACCTGTGAAGAAAAACCTAGGTCTGGGCTGCGTTTACACTTTAAGTGTAAATTATTTTTTGAAGTGTAAATGGAAAACACCTCTGAAACCCCTTATTTATATAGGTGCATTTACACAATTTACACAATTTACACCTGATTTAGATGAAAAAAAAAAAAAAAAATAAAATCTCTGGGAAAACCCCTATAGTGTAAACTCAGTGATCCAAGGTCCACGATCCGAGATTAAAATAATTCTGGACTATTCTTTCCGCATGTGTTTTACTTACAAGTACTAAACAACTAACCAAGGAAAGAGAAAATGCCTAATCATTGTTATCAGCAAGTAGAAATTCACGGTCCAAGGTTCTTGGTCAAAGAACTGTATGATCATCTAACCAAGACTGACCCAGAGTTTTGTCAATTGGTTTGTCCGATGCCGTTTGAGCAGTGGCTTGCCCCTAAGACCAAGTGGCAGGGGTACGAGGTCGAGGGTTGGTATGACTGGCGTGTTAAGAACTGGGGTACAAAGTGGGATGTCGTTGACGTTGATGCCACGCAGCCGTTGACGATCCACGATGATGAAGACACTGACCCTGCAAACATGAACGCCTCGTTTGTGTTCAACTGTTGGACTGCGTGGTCTCCGCCTATTCCTGTGTGGGACAAGCTGCATGAGATGGGTATCAGCGTTGACGCTGACTATCAGGACGAGGGGATGATGTTCGAGGGCCGTTATGTAAATGGCGAGGACGAGTGTTGGGAACCAGAGATCGAGGAGGAGGAAGCGTAATGGATATGCAGAAGTATTACAGCCAGTTGGTTGGAGCGAAGATTATAGGGTTTCGGTTTGTCGAGGACGAGGATGCGTTGGAGCCGTTCCCTGTGTTTACGTTGCGGTTGGGCGGACAGACTGTTGAGATGTCTTTGTCGATGGACGAAGAGGGCAACGGCGGCGGGTTCGCTTTTATTGAGGAGTATGAATATGCGTGAAGATTTGAGACAGGGGGCGATTGTATTGTTGAGCAAGTACCTTGGTGACATTGATTACTGGTGCGAGGTCCACGATGCGGACGGCATTAATTCTGTGACTGCGGGTACACCACCGTTTGAGACGTTGGAGGAAGCGAATGCGTACCGCGTGATGGTGAAGGCAGTATTGAAGGAGATGAAAGATGCATAAGCAGTTACCGTTGAACCAAGAACAGTTGGAGAATTTTATCTTGCACCATGTACATTTGTGGGCGCGGGAGGAGTACGAAGAGAACGATAAGGGTATTGAGTTCACAGAGGAGATGGACGCCCAGTTGAAGAGCTTTGTAACAGACTTGTTGGATAAGTTCGAAGAGGTGCTGCCACGGTTTAAGGAGGTAGCGTGATGGAACACAACGTATGGTTTCAAGAGGAATTGCAGTTGAACCATGAGCCTAGTCTAAACCATTGGGCGCATCTTCTAGCTGAAGATGAGATGGAAAACGGTGGGAAGAACTACGACTATGAGTATGAACAGGCGTGGCATTATTTGGATGCCGAGTTCAACTACAACTATGAGTACAGGGAGGATGCGTGATGACGACAGAAAATGATTTAAGGTATGTGATCGAATGTCAGAAGAATGTGATGGAAGCGCAACGTCAAATGATATCGTTGCAACAACAAATGCTGACAGCGAAACCAAAAATAAGTGTGCCGAGAAAGCAGGAGTATATCGTTCAGAAATCTCCCGCGACCTTTAAAAACCCATTTGCACTGCCTGAAGACATAAACGCTAAATGGACGTTAGATGCATACATGAAAGCGCATAAGATTTCTCAAAGAAAAATGAGCGAATTGACTGGCATAAATCAGGCTTCGATCAGTCGTTACATGAAAGGGCAAACCACACCAAACGTTCTACACGCTAAATCTATTCGTGATGCAACAAAGGGTCTGGTTGACATAGACAGTTGGAGGTTGAGTGATGGGTAAGATGAAGGATTTGTTGATCGAGTTGCAAGAGACGCCGATCATGACGCCGTGTCCTGATTGTTTTGGTGAGGGGTACATTGAGTATGATGTGCCTCGACCACATGCGGGTGGGTTCAACGAGGGTTACATTGATACAGCGACCGAGGTCTGCGAAACGTGCAGCGGGGACGGTGAGATCGAGCGGCTGTGTGATTGCGGTGCGCCTGTGACTATGATCATGGGCCAAGATGCGGAGGTATGTATGGAGTGTGCAGATGGCTCTTA